TCAAACTCAGGTTGCATTGCTGCAGTTATCTTATCAAAGATCTTTTTACCGAACTTGTATAAGAATACTTTACCTTCATTTTGTGGATTAGCAGGATCCTTTACAACATATATGTTTGAGATATATGAGAGTTTTCTCTTCTGCTTTCTTGCTTGATCTTTATCGTCATCACTACCACTATTCCATAGTAGTCTATTGTACTCCGACACTGGATCTTTCTGACCTAGTGTGGTGAGGCTGTTCTCAATGTACCAACCTCCGGGACCTTGAAAAGCATGTGACCATACCTTTGCCCATGGAAGTTCTTCCCCGTCGGGTGCAGGAAGAAAACGGATTACAGCATAACCGTTACCTGCTTTGTCAACTTCTAGTTTCCAAAGACGCTCATCAGCACCATTAGTAGTGCCTTTGTTCATCTTTTCGATCTCACTTGTAAGTTTAGAAGTGAGACTGCCTAGTCGTGACTGTTTCTTTAGATTTGCGAATGACATTAGTTTGATTAGTTGGATTCGTCGGATTGAGTAAATCGGTGGATTAACACCTTGCATACAACAAGATTATTGTAACATACTATTTAGGTAAGTTCAAGTCTTTTTTGTTGATTTCCCGATCTTTCCTGATGTCGTCATGTAGTCTCTCTACAGGTGTTTTTTCCTTATGCATTTTTTGATACTGATCTGCAGCAAGGTTGTCTAAAAAATCATTAATCATCATCAACTAAAACCTTGTGAGCAGTTCCATGTCCATCATAGTTATCACTATCATAAAATCCTCCTTTCGTGCCAAAAAATAGTGTCAGCACAACAAAAGGAATACATAAAATTAATAGTATTAAACCTAGCATTAGTCTCTTTGCCTCCAATCGTCAGGTCTGTCCTGATGAAACCAGTCTACCACATCTTCTGGTTTATAGAAACCCCTACGGTGATTACTTGAATCGGGGTCTCCTATATTCAAGTTATTCAGAAAAGAATCGTTAGGATTTGTTCTCATTCTTCTTGCTGTATTCAACATACCTCTAGCAGATGTATTTGCTTTCGACAATTTCTGTGCCCATATCATATCTTCCATACTAACTTCTGTTCCTGCTGCAATTGACTTGCAAATGCCTTCCAACCGAAGGCGGTATGCTGTTGATAACATATACTAATGAGTAATATAATATTATGTATGTAATTTACTAGACAAATTCTCTAGTGTCTGTCTCATATTATTGAAGATTGTGTTCATATTAACTTCTTTGAATCCCATAGCAGCAGAAGTCATCTGGATTTTTTCTTTCATTTGTTTTGCTTCTGGGTCATCTGACAATGATAACCTTGTCCACATAACTTCTTGTTTATCAATAAGTGATATAAGTTTTTGCATATGTTCTTTCTTCTCTTCGTCAGTCATCGTTGCAAACTTCATGATGACTGCATAAAGGTCTTTCTGTGTCTCAAATATATCCTGCATTTCTTCTTGAATGATCTGTGATCTGAAGAATTTACTCATACAGTTGTTCCTTTAGGTAAGTTTTGTATTTAAATATATCAATATTTAGAAACGGTGAATACTTATGCATTTTCATACTAATTTTCTCCCATACAGGGTCAGTCAAAGTCTTATCAAAGTTCTTCTTATATCCAAAGACCTTATCTAAAATTATCATATTCTCAATACTCAACTCATCTCTTAGATGACACTTGAGTATGTGTGGATGACCTTTACCTGTGAACCACTCTGCAAAAGGAACTTTACATAATTCATCTATCTCTTGAGTAAACTTATAATATAAACTCTGCTGTCTCTTCTGCCATGCTGAGTAGTTTGCATCACCTGTCCTAGCGATCGTCCCTATCCAAAGACTTTGGGGATCAGTTGACTCTACGAAATTAGCAACAAAGAATTGTTTGACCTCCTCATCTGGATACTTCCTTGATGTTTTCTCGAAAAAATATCTGTCCTTTCTTTTATAAAATGAATCTACACTAGCATTAGTCTTACCACCATACTGAAAGTAATCATACTTCTCTCTGGTGAAGTGACTCTTCATTGCAAGATATATTTTATAGGTGTCAAAGGGTGTCATTGATAATCTCGACTTCAGCATCTGTCAACTCAGGATAAATTGGTAACGATACAACTGTCTTAGATAACTTCACTGCATTCTCTGTGGGTGCTAGTGTGTATGGATAGTTGATTCTAGTAGGATAACATACTTTCTCTCTAAAGTCATCCCTATCATCAAGTTGAATCACAAACTTCTGTACAGCATGTGAGTACAAATCATTTATCAATACCTTATGCTTACAATTCTCCATCCAATACTTAGCGATCTCTTTTCTCCTTCTTTCCCACTCCTCCAAATACTTTACCTTGATCATCATGCATGCACAATCTAACTCACTCATCTTTGAATTAGTTGCTACATCTGTGTACTTTGGATGATGATGGTGACGGAAGTTTTTTATAAACTCATACAACTCAGGTATAGATGTGCAAATAGCACCACCATTCCCATAATTGGGTAGGTTTTTCATTGGGTCGAATGACATTGTACATATGTCACCGATTCTTTTGAATCCATTACCTGTCCAATTCTGTGCACCATCTTCACATATGATTCCTTTCTGTGGTTTGAGTGCTGCTCCGTATAGTCCTACCAATACAACAAGATCTGTCCACTCCTCTGCATGTGCATCTTGCATCAATCCATATTCATCTACCTCAACATACTTTATCTTACAACCCACTCTCTTGAATGCATTGTCTGTAGCAATGAATGAGAATGCAGGAAGATATACAGTGCCATCATAAGTTTTCTTGTACCACTCTGCTACAATTTCTAATGCCTGTGTACCATTATCTACTGTGAGTGAGGGTTGCTTGTTCTTCTTTGTCAACCACTGCTCAAAGTATCTTGTATTTGGACCCAACATATGCTGACCAGTCGAATAAACATGATCAGTCGCTTCTAGTATTTGATCTCGAAGAAACTTATACTGACGCTGTAAACCAGTGAACGTGATCGTAGAACTCTGTGAACCAATCATAATAAATTTGTAGACCCTCCTCTAAGTTTGTTGTTGGATTGTATTCGAGTTGTTCCCTTGCTTTATCGATGCATAGGGCATCTCTACTAGGAAATTTGCCATCTTTTTCTTGAACTATTACCTCACCATCACCAACCATATCTATCACACAGCATGCTGCATCATAAATTGTTCTTGCCTGCCCCCTTGTTATATTATAAGTCTCATTTGGTAAACCAATATTTACAACTCTACAAATACCACTAGCAGTGTCATCTACAAAACTAAAATCTAGTTTCTCTTCTACACCATTGACTATGAGTGGTTTGCCTGTCCTAACATTGAGTAAGAATTTTGCAATCACTCTATCACCAACATCACGAGGACCATAAACTGCTGATGGTCTTATAATATTATACTCCATACCAAATCTTCTACCATAATCTTTCACCATCTTCTCACCAGTATATTTCATGATAGCATACAGACCCTTCGGACTACATGGATCATCTTCTCTAGCGGGACCATCCATATCACCATACACCATAGATGATGAGATATAAATCAATCTTCTGTTCTTAGATATCTCTAAGACATTCAAGAGACCTTCCATCATAGTCTTGACACCCTCTTGAGGGTTGATGTCAACACTTTTTTGTCTAGGGAATGATGCTAAATGCACCACCACATCAGGATCAAATTCTATTGCTTTATATAATGCTACGAAGTCACAAATATCTGTCGTCAATACCTTAGATTTTATAAATCTCTTCCTTTCCTTTACAAGATCTACTAACTCATCAGATTCAATCGACCCATAGGTAGTATGATTATCTACAATCAGAACATCATGTCCTTGTTTCTCAAGCAGGTGCACAACTCTGTGTCCTATGAATCCACATCCACCTGTCACTAATACTCTCATAAAAAACCTAGGGGGTAAAATTTTGCCGGGATTTTTTTTCCGGAATCTGGTAAACTAAAAGTCGATTTTGGTTTGAGGTACGACTTGTTTCACACCTGTCAATTGTCTGTATGCTCTGAACCATTTAGGATTAGCAGGACACATGTTACAGATAGAATGTGAATAGTTTTGACCGTCTGCCATCTTGTAGATGTCCTCAATCGGAGCATCTGCACGAGTGGGTTTATACTTTAGATACTTCTGCCATGCAGGATCATCTAACTGCTGTGTAGATCCAAGTGTTTCTCTTAGATAAGCTATACTAGCACATTTCCAGAGATGCCCATTATATATCTGCATTTGAGGACATGAGCAGTGACTCCAACTACTCTCTAGGTCATTGTTTTCGTGAGGATGAAACTTATTATCCTCCCACTTGAGCATGTCAAACCATTTCTCATCCCATGGTTCACTTATCTCAAGAGTTGAATCTAAATCTACCTTACCCTCTGCATACTCAATAAAGTCTTTTACGTTTTTATAATTCTGTTTACCTAACTTACTAACAGGACTAACATGCATACTCAATCTTAGTATCGTTCCTCTTTTCATGTGATCTAAAATCCAATCATGATTCTTATGAAGAAGAAGAGCGTTGGAAAATAATTTTACTTTACAGTCTACCAACTCTTCGATCTTGGTAAGAATCTCTTGACATCTTGGTTCTAGTAGTGGTTCTCCTCCTAGTAAACTGATGTGACTCCATATGTGTATTCTTGGGAGTATATTATCAAGATCATCAATCATTTGATCAACCATGATACCACTTCCGGGTGCGAGCACACTACTATTATGATTACATCCTTTGCATGCTAAGTTGCATCCATTATGAGCATGCACGTTGACAGTTCTGAATACTGGTTTGTCAGATTCAGTATAAGTTCCAAAGTTTTCTCTATAAAATCTATGAAATTGTTTCATTCCAAATTCGATAGAGTTTGCTATCTTTATCTAGTTCATGTATCTCAGGTTTCTGGTGAAATAAACACACAGAGTACTCTGGTTGATACTGTAGATATGGTATCATATTATTTTCCCAGTAGTGTGATGGTTTAGATCCTTCACGGTATGAGTAGAATATTTTTGGGTGAGTGGTGGGAGTCAATCCATTGAGGTGATACCAATGATCGGTTCCCCTGTATGTTCTCACAATATTTCTCCAATCAGATTCCCATTTCTCATAGATCCATCTAATATCTAACCATGTCATGACACTTGTGTTTATTATAGATTCATTTGGATTCATTCTAAATTTCATACCCTTCCATGTTGCTCTTATCGCTGCCCAATCCGACATAGACTCAAAAACAGGTGAGAGATCTCCTTGTATGATGAGATCCAAATCAAAATAAAACTTACGTTTATATTTCAAGAGTTCATCTCTACCAAATATCTCTATCTTACTCCACGTTGGCCACCATCCTTCACTGACTCTTGGTTGCATATCATAGGTGTAGATGTCAGGATGTATCCCTGTAGGATCATCAGTAAAACACAAGACATCATGATCAGTTTGTTTTCTAATCGCCTTGTATAGATTGTTTACATACTCATGAGAATATAACTTACCTATCTTCAGACAGATCACACAGTTCAGGGAATGTTTCCTTCCAGTTTGTTCCATTGACATAATCAATCGAGTTGAGATACTTTATTGCTTTGTCCCATCTCTGCTTCCAATCATCATAATCTTTGTCTAAATTTTTACAAATAAAATCAAGTTTAGTTCCACGATATTTATTAGACAACCTCTTCCTTATATTTGGATGTAGGTATCCTACAGAAGTTACCTCTGGAATATCCACAGTCAGAAAATTACAATACAATTGTTTTTGATCGAGGTAATCTACAAGAAGATCCATATTGATAACTGACAATAAACTTATACATGCGTTGGCAGTGATACTTACTTTCGGATGTTGAGAAATAAAATCAAAGTTTTCCTCTACAGTTTTCCAATCTGTAGGAAATCTAATGTACTCATCATACTTCCCCACTCCTTCTATAGACCATTTTATTTCTACAGATTTGAACTTATCAAAATAATCTAAAACTTTATTACCTTTCCATTGTAACTTTGTAAGATTAGAATCATATCCTAGAATAATATTCTGAGAGTCACCACTTTTTACCAACACATCTAGAAGTTTGTAGTGAGATGGAAGCACCATTGGTTCACCACCTATGATTGTTATGTGACGAATCCTATGTGCAATTTTTCTGATATCTTCCATCAGATTTGAAAATACATCGGGATTATGTGATGCTAAATCAAAACCACCATCTTTCTTTAGAGAATCTGGTACATCATCATAAGATAGGTATTCTGCTACGTCAGAATCATGTTCCATCATCTTCTCAGTCTGTCTTATTCTTTTATCTGAATTCTTAATTACACACATGTAACAAGATAGATTACATCTATTGCCAAACAGTCTCAATTTTATATCAATAACTCTCCCAATAGGAACCTTATCTGAAGGGACTCTTGCCGAAGGTAGACCAATCTTTTCATTGTGTATGCATTGCTTACACACACTCTCTATGAGGTCTGAGGTTGTGCCCCTCATCATATCAAGTCTAAGTTGACTCATCTCAGGTGACTTCCAATACTTTAGAATGCCATCCTCAACTGGAGCACATGGAAAATCTCCCGGACGATCTGTTTTATGTGGATGATTTACAGACGCATGACAACATGGCATCATCATACCATATGAGTCACTAAAAATATGTGTGAACGGTAATTTACAAAAAACTCCCATCAAATAATTCGATCCCCTATGATCAAAGCATCAAGACCTGATACATCTGCATCCTCTTGGGTTCCGGCAATCGGTTTACCTCCTATATTCAAAGATGTATTGAGAAGAATTGGACAACCAGTTCTTTTCTCAAAGGCACTGATCAATTTATAGTATGTAGAATTTGATTCATAAGTGACAGTCTGATGTCTACAAGTGCCATCCACATGAGTGATAGGATCTAGTCCAGATTGTTTTACCTTTGCATTGTATAACATGTATGGAGAGTCCTCAATATCAAAATATTCTGCTGCCTTTTCTTTTAGCACAGATGCTCCAAAGGGTCTCCACCATTCCCTTTTCTTCACACGGGAGTTCAATATGTCTTTACCATCTTTGATCATCGGGTTCATGAGGATACTTCTGTTACCTAGTGCTCTAGGTCCTATCTCACCATGTCCTTGATACCACCCAATAATTTTACCCTGTGCTAAAAGTTCTGCTGTTTCTTCAATAGTTTTATCAGTTACTTCTTCTGGAGCATAATCATCTTGACAGTATGGAAACTTACCCATGTCAAAGTTATGACCAACAGCATACCTAAGTGCACCAATACTAAGACCACCATCATATACGTGAGGTTGTATGTCTAAATCATAAGTCTTTCTTAGTTCTGTGTTGATGACTGTGTTCAACATCACACCACCAGAGCAAGAAATCTTTTTATTTGGGTCAAATATCTTGAAATATTCTAATTGTATTAATTCACATGCCTTATGTACAGTTGCCACAAAGTCTTGGAACTTTGGATCTTTACTATCAATACCTCTCTGCATCCACTCACCACATAAATCAAGAATATTATCTTGATTGATCTGTCTTGCTAACTCCATGTCCGGTGTACCATATGCCTGTAGACCCATGATCTTACCTGCAAAATCAACCTCCATACCTTTGAATCCCATGGCATATCCAACATATGATAGGTACTTACCAATCGATAGATTTTTATATCTCTTCTGACCGTCTGCTGATATAGTCAGACCTGTCCATCTACCACCATAACCACCTGATCCTCTACCATCAAAGACAGCATGCTGTGAAGCATATGATTGTGCAGAATACACATGTGCTGTATGATGATCGAGACATATCCTGTCGCCCTCTATAATATAATCTTCACCGTCATATGGTTTCCTTACCCTTCTTCCAAATCTTTTTCTACCTGCATCAGTATATACAATCTTTGAAGTCTTCTCATCAACACCCCACTCATCAAGCACAGACTTGAACCACTTATCATCTGCTTTATGGTGCTTGATTCCAAATGCACGTTCACTCTTTCTATATTTGAACTCACCATCTATTAATGCAGCAATGCTTGTGTCGTGCAATGCATTACCTATGCCAATATAATTTTGCTCTGTCATAATCCTCCTCCGTTAGTTCTTCTTTATCAGACATCCATTGATCTGCTAGGTATCTGTGATGTGGTGGGTTGGAACCCTTGAAAGGATAGTAGCAGTTATTATATAGATGTTCAATTTTGTAGTTCAAAAAGTCTGATATTTTTTCAGTGCCTTTCCAAAAACCCTCCATCGAAATCTCTAGTACGTCTGAAAATACTTGAGTGTAATTTGATACCACATCTTTATGGTACGTTAGAGCATTGAAGTTCTCATACATTCTGTGCAATCCAAAGTGTCTCGACGTTGGATATTCTAACACATGAAAAAACATTTCTTTTGCAGATGAGAACTCCATTGGTTCTTTCTGAAACCTAGTGTTGATTTCACTAAAGAGTCTTCTTACAGGGTCTCTGTTTATAATCAATACTTTGACATTGAAATGTTCCTGTAAAATTGGTGCATACTTTTTCAAAAACCATACCGGTAGCCCAGCATTGTTTGTCGAGAAGTCACACACACTTTCATATATGTCTTTTATATTATTATAATGCTCTGTATAATATTGTAAATACTTTTCAATAGTGATTGGGCGACTGTAATAGTAATCCGAATCAAGTTTTGTATATGAATTATTGAAATCAACATCAGGATGTCTTTCCCTTTTAGAAACAGACCCTTGATACTGTCCGTCATCAAATGGTATGTCTATAAAATGCCTTCTAAATTTGTACTTGAAATGATCGGTACTCAGTTTTAGATTGTTGACCTCTTTGAAATATAATAGTTCAAGTAAATTATATTCTTTATCAAATCCCCCATGACAATACCTATGATTTACTGCAAGTGTGTAATATAAAGGTGTTGTGGCAGAGTATCCTGTGCCGGGACATAGTAAAAACTTAGGTTTCACATTGTGAACTTTGCTTTAGATGTTCTTTTCAAATAGTTTAGGTTGATAGCATTACACTTCAACTTTTCTTTCAATGGTTTAGATATGAGTTTGTTTACATTATCAATCTCTATACTGTTCTCATCACAGTAGTGACAGATTGCTTCAATGTAATTCATAGATTCATTTTCTTTGACCAGTTTCTCGATCTCCATTGCAAACTTCTCTGAACAGAGAAAGTTCTTCTTGATCATTTCTTTGACTTCACTTTTGGATTTCATTTAGTTTTTCCTCGACAAATAGTTGGATGTACTGGACAAGTTTTCTCATATATTTCATCTTATCATACTCTTCGTAAACTTTCACCTCTCCGTTAGT